TTATACTCAAGAGTAAAATCTGCTGCAAGACGAAAGTTCGCAGTGTACCCAAGTGCTTATGCAAATGCATGGCTAGTACGTGAGTATAAAAAGAGAGGAGGTAAATACCGTCGTGGCTAGAAAAGGTGGACTTAAAAAATGGTTTAGTGAAAAGTGGGTAAATATCGGAGCTCCCAAGAAGAACGGTAAGTTCCAACCTTGTGGCCGTAAAAAGGCAAAGAAAGGAAGTAAGGGATATCCCAAATGCGTACCACTTTCAAAAGCTAGAAGTATGACCAAAGCACAGATTAAGTCTGCCGTTCGGAGAAAGCGTGCAAAAGCTCAAGGTGTTGGTGGTAAGCCTACTAATGTCAAGACAATGGCAAGGAGACGTAGAAGTGGCAAGAAAAAAAGATAGTCGACTTAAGCGAGCTCGTGTTAAAGGTTACAACAAGCCAAGACGCACTCCCGGGCATCCAAAGAAAAGTCACATCGTTGTAGCTAAGGTTGGCACTAAGATTAAGACTATTCGTTTTGGGCAGCAAGGAGCGAGTACTGCTGGTAAACCGAAAAAAGGTGAAAGTGAGCGAATGAAGAAGAAACGTGCTTCATTTAAAGCAAGACATCGTAAAAATATAGCAAAAGGAAAGATGTCAGCAGCCTACTGGGCTGATAAGGTGAAATGGTAATGTGTGATTGTTGTGGTTGTGAGACTTGCGTGTGTCCTCCAGAATGTCCAGATTGTGGCTGTAATAGTTGAAAGACTGGTTAATGGAGAAGACTCAGCCATTTAGAGATTGGCAAGATACTCTACCTTGGCACAAACGTTTAATGGTAGAGTTACTAACTCTAACCGTAATTGTAGCACCAATTAGTTTTGTAATATATTTACTAACAGGGGATGTGTATTTATTCTTCCCAAGTTATTAGGAGTAAGGAATGTCAGACATAAAAGTACCGTCATGGACGCTACCCATTCTTGCAGGAGTTATACCTGCATGTATTGCTTGGGGAACGATGCAGGCACAAGCTCAATCGACTCAAGAGGATCTTGACCGAATACGTGGTGTTGTGGAGAAAACTGCAGAGTCTGCACAAGAGACTGGGCAGTTGAGTAAAGTCAATGAAGCCAAAATAGAAGCGATAGTAAGTTCCCTAGCTGATCAAGCAGAGACAGCTAAAGAGTCTGATGAGAAACTACAGCAACTAATTGAAATTATGCTTCAAAGAGCTAATTAGGAGCATGAATAATGTGGGCGTACGCCCTAGTTGTAATACTCTCAACAGGGGACGAAGCACCTCGAGTTTACTATAAACATTTGGATCAATGTAGGTGGCAGGCACAGGAACTAACAAGAGCATATAATAACTTTGTTCCAGCAAAATCAGCAGTATGTCATCCACACGTAGCAGGACCAGATGATGTTCTGATAGACTTAACGCAGAACAAGACAAAGCAAGAGTTGGAGGCGTTGTTAAATAAATGATAAAAAAGTTTGAAGCAAAGAGTCGCTACGCACAATATGATGCTGATGGCGATGGAACAGTAACCGATCAAGAACTCTCAAGGGCCGGAGAAATGATTGAACTTGAACTAAGAGAAGAAAAAGCAGAAGCACAGAAAAAAATGGCGTGGGTAGCAATCATAGCAATGTGTGCATACCCACTAATATCGTTGGTCATACCAGAGAGTAAGTTAGAAACTTGGGGATCAATGAGTGATATGATATTTTTATCGCAGGCCTCTATAGTTGGTATGTACTTTGGAGCGCAGGCGTACATGGCTAGAAGATAGCCCCGATGACCTCGGTGACAACATATAGTAACCTCAAAAGCTATAAAGGAGACTATTATGATAATCACTTATACATATCGTGGTATTACATACGTAAAAACGAGATAATAACAAATGGCAATTGAAATAAGTCGCAGTGATATAATAGGCGACTACTTACTAGATTTGAAGTCTGAGACACGCTTTCTTAAGCTTCCAATAGAACCGTATTTGGAACTGTTGGGAGTCAAACCACTACCATCACAGGTAGCTATTATTAACGCAGTTAATAGTCCTAAGTATCGTTTTGTCTCTGCAGCGATTTCTCGTAGACAAGGCAAGACATACATTGCAAACATCGTTGGACAGTTGGTATCGCTAGTGCCGAAGTCTAACATTCTCATAATGTCCCCCAACTACGCGCTGTCTCAGATTTCTTTTGATTTACAAAGACAACTTATAAAGCATTTTGACTTGGAGGTTGTAAGAGATAATGCGAAAGATAAAGTCATCGAACTCTCGAATGGATCGACCATCCGAATGGGTTCTATTAACCAAGTGGATAGCTGCGTTGGTCGTAGTTATGATCTCATTATCTTTGACGAAGCCGCTCTGGTTGATGGTCGCGACGCTTTTAACGTAGCTCTACGACCTACACTAGACAAAGAGAATTCAAAAGCATTATTTATATCTACACCAAGAGGAAGAAACAACTGGTTTAGTCAATTTTGGAACAGAGGGTATACACAAGACTTTCCAGAGTGGTGCTCAATAAGAGCAAGCTATAAAGATAACCCAAGGATGAGCGAGGCAGATATTTCAGAGGCAAGGAAGTCGATGTCTGATGCTGAATTTAGACAGGAATATGAAGCAGATTTTAACACATACGAAGGACAGGTTTGGAGTTTTAATTTCGAAGAGTGCATACAGGATCTCTCTGAGTTTGATACTACATCAATGGATGTATTTGCTGGGCTTGACGTTGGCTATAAGGATCCTACCGCTTTTTGTGTAATTGCATACGACTGGGATACAGAAAAATTTTATCTCGTCGATGAGTACATGAATGCAGAAAGAACTACGGAGCAACACGCAGGCGAGATACAGAAACTTATAGACAAGTGGGATATTGACTTTATCTATATTGATTCTGCAGCGCAACAAACTCGATTTGACTTTGCACAAAACTTTGACATTTCCACTATCAATGCGAAGAAGTCTGTACTAGACGGAATAGCGCATGTAGCAGGAATTGTAGATAATGATAAGCTTATCATGGATCAGAGATGTGCAGAAAGTCAGTACTCGATTGAAGCTTATCAGTGGGACTCAAACCCAAATCTTATGAAAGAGCGGCCGAAGCATGACCGTTCCTCACACATGGCAGATGCATTACGATATGCTCTGTATTCATTCATTACTTCAAACAGCACGTTCTAATGATACCTCCAAAAAATAGTGTTTGACAAGTTATCTAAAAGTAGATATAATTCTTTTTATAGATATAACTGCGGAACCAAAATGCCTAAGTTAAAACGTGACGTAGTAAAGTATGTACGAGATAAAGCAAAATCCAAGTATATAAAGGCGACGAAATGCTATATTTGCGGTGAAGAAACTCGATTGGATTTTCACCACTACTATAGCTTGACGGCATTACTCAACAACTGGCTAGTGGATAATAATCTAAATCCTGATTATATTCAAGCACTGAGAGAGGACTTTATAGAAGAACATCACGAGGAACTTTACATACATACAGTTACTTTATGTCAACGACACCACAAACTCCTTCATTCAGTTTATGGAAAAGAGCCATCATTAGCTACAGCACATAAGCAGATTAGATGGGTAGAGATTCAAAGGGCAAAACATGGCATGGTATGATAGACTACTCGGTAGAACAGAAAAGTTAAATCCATCTCAGGAAATTATGGGAGGAGGCTCCGAAACAACACGAGAGCCAACTGTTAGCTACGAACGGCAATATGAAGAACTAGAAATAGTCAATCGTGCCGTAAATATGGTTGTAGACGATACAGCAGAAATACCCTGTCTTGTTACAGGAAACAATAAATTAAACGGTGTTATAAAAGGAATAAAACGAGCAAAGGTTGATACGTTACTAAACTATGAGCCTAATCTTTTTCAAGATGTAAATACTTTTAAAAGAAACTTAATTACTGACTTTATTCTTGATGGAAATATTTTTATATACTTTGATGGAGTACACCTCTATCATCTTCCGTCAAGCAAGGTGTCGATAAAGTCAAGTACAGATACGTATATAGAAGGCTACACGTTTTCAAATAGTATTCAGTATTCTCCTCAGGAGATAGTTCATATTAAAGAAAACTCCTTCTACTCAATATACAGAGGTGTTCCAAGATTAAGTCCAGCTCTAAGAACGATGCAACTTATGGCATCAATGAGAAAGTTTCAAGATAACTTTTTTAAGAATGGAGCAGTTCCAGGTTTAGTACTCAAGAGCCCAAATACACTGTCTGAAAAGATCAAAGAGAGAATGATACAGTCATGGGGAGTACGATACAGACCTGAAGCTGGAGGCAAAAGACCTCTAATATTGGATGGCGGTATAGAGATAGACTCATATTCGCAGACAAACTTTAAAGATTTAGACTTTCAGAATTCTATCGCTGAAAACGAAAAAATTATTCTGAAAGCAATAGGAGTACCTCCTATATTATTAGACTCAGGAAACAATGCAAACATTCGACCAAATATGAGAATGTACTATCTTGAGACAATATTACCAATTGTAAGAAAAGTAAATTTTGCATTTGAAAGATACTTTGGATTTACCATAAAAGAAGACGTATCGAATATACCTGCACTGCAGCCAGAGTTAAGAGACTCAGCCGCATACTTTACCTCCCTAGTAAATGGAGGTATTATTACAGCAGCAGAAGCTCGGGAACGTTTAGGTTTCCCAGAGATTGAAGGTACTGAAGAAATACGAGTTCCTGCAAACGTAGCTGGAAGCGCAGGAAACCCATCAGAAGGCGGAAGACCAGTAGAAGAGGAAGAAGATTAATGGCAACAATGTCACAAAGAAAAAGATTAGGAAGAAACTTAGCAATGTACTTTGCTGAAAGAGGATCAATTCCAACAAGTCCAAAAGAATTTAGAGACTGTCCTTTCCGTCCAAAACTCATAAAGATAATTACAATACAAAAAGTTTTTAAATCATGGTCAGCTATGGTTGCGTTTGTAAGTAGCGATTTACAATGTAAAGCAATCTTAGATACCATTACTAAAGATGTTCCTAAAGATCCTCTCGAGGAATTAAGAGCAAAGTCAACTG